CCCCCATTTGAAGACTCATGTATTGAATACCATTCTAACTTCCAATCCTAATGTGTTGGTAGCTACAACATCAACATCTATTCTTATAACATCAGCAGTAGATACTTCTGTATAAGCCCCAGTAACAGAAGGGGTCGCTGCTGTAGAAGAATCTTTCTCACTAGCGTCAATTGTTATAGCAGTAGAAAGCATATCTTGACCATCAGTCAAATTATGTAATTGAACCGTAGTCGTACTTCCTGTACCCACCGTATATACATGCGCCTGTGCGCTAGACAAATTCTTACCATCAAGAGTAGACGGTATTGTAATATGTGTAATCCCATTACCTACAGATGGGCCAATAGTGTCAGCGACACATTTAATAACTAAAGTTCTTTCTGTAAAAGCTGTAAGTTTATTAAAAAGAATTGACCTTGTAACTGCGGAAGATGCGTCGTAAAAAGATATCTTATCTGTAGACATATCCGCCGAAGTAACAACACCCAAATTAGGAATTGTCTCCTGCTTGTCATCATTTAAATTAGTAAAATTAGCATCTGCTTCAGCAAATGTAAGTGGACTTCCTTTTACTTCTCTTAATACAATTGTTGCCATTATGCGTCACTCACGTATCCTGTAGTTACATAGTAATCCTGAAAATAAGGCATATCCCCATAAGGGAAAGTCCTCGGAGATTTCTCATAGAACTTCTTTCCATTGGTCATACGATAGGCTACTCTACGAGGCGGCCCTACCCGTCTCCCTCCAATTCTAAATCTTCTCATCAGAACCTAGCCTCCGCTTCTGGCTCCAATGAACGCCTATTTCTAGAAATAGGAGGCATTGGTTCCATATCATATATTCGTGAAAGAGCATCTAGAAAGTCTGGATGAATTGTAGGAAATAACATATACTCATTTCTCTTAACCCAATCGGCTAAATCATACACCTTTCCCTCTTCATCTTTTCTTAATATCTTTTTGGATATGAGATACTCTTGCTTCTTAATTTTATAATCTTTTTGATGAGAGGTTAATCTTTTTTCATCTGTCGGATAAGGGAAGAAAAATGAACCATCTTTAAGGTCAGGCTCAAGTCTTTGAATTCGATCTCTCTTAGATTGAGGACCACCACCACCCGTCCAGTTTAATTCGTAAATAGGAAACGAACTCCCATCAATCCTCATCATTTCTTTAAAATGTTCTATATCAGATTGCGCACCATATCTTTCATAACCAACTTTAACTTCTCTTATTCCCGGCGCTCTCTTCCATTTTGCTCTAAGCATCTTTAAGGCTTCCCACCTTTCGGATAAAGAAAGTCTATGGCAAAGACCATCAAGAAGAAACTTATTATAATTAGCATCAACACCAACAACAGCGATAGCAGTTCTATTTGACTCTCTCTTTCTGGAATGCGCGGGATCACACATGATATAAGTATTCATCGTATAAGGACGAATTTCCCATTCATTCCACCATTCTTCTTTAAACGCCACATCGGAACCCATAATCGGATTCAACAACTGTTGACAGGCTACCGTATAAGTAGAAGTTGTCTTTTTAATCTCTTCCCATCTTTCCGGCTGTAAAAATACAGGTGCCCCATCCATTTTTCCATCTACAGTTGCTGGATGAATTCTAGGTTTTACCGCAGCCCTCTGGAGAATGGTCCCATAAGTATCCCCGTATGAATATCGAGTACCCACGTACTGATATCTTGGATTGTGAGTCGATCCCAGATTCAACGAAAGCTCCCACTGAGTCGTGGTCTTCTTAATCTGCTCTGGTGTTGTAACAGAGTCCTGAACCACTACGTCGTCATAAATAATAAGATCAAAATGTCGTCCAGTAGGCTGACCATCCACAAGTCCGTGGGCCTCAATAGTTTGTTCCTTCGGGTTAGCAGATCGCCTAACACATATACCTTCGTTCTCAGCCCATTTGGGAGCATGAAGTCTAGGCTTCTCCCAGAGAATATCTGGATAAAGTTGTTTAAGTTTTTCATTTGTATCAAATTCCTGCATAATCTGGCGAAGGAATGGCTTCGCTTGTCTGGCAGAAAATGACAACAACCCTATCGTAATATTGGGATTACATAAAACTTCTTGTATTGTTCCTAAAAAAGTAACGATTGAACTTTTGTAATGAAACCGAGCCCATAAATCTAAATGACTATCTGGGGCAGATTCTACTTCCCTGCATCTTTCATATATCCACGGATGAACCATATCATGACGGTTACACAAAAAGACCCCAAGATAATAACGATCCAACTGACCCAGAGTCCTAATAAAAGAATCGTCAATATTAGGATCGAGATGACAATCGGCATAAGCTTCAATGACTCGATTAAACGGGGCAGTGTGAGCCCACTCAGCAAACTTTTTTGCAGCGTCAGCATTATTATTTTTATATTCAACGCTCTTATCTATAGCGGGCAACACACTATTCCCCTAATCTTTGTAACCAGCAGCATAAGCAGCACGAGCTTGTTTCTCCGCTTGTTTTCTAGTTGGATAACATTTCCCCTTGTTACCCCATTTCCACCCCTTCTTCCCTTTAGGAAGAGTACATCTCTTAATCGGCATCTCTAACCATATATCCATGCATCCGATATATCATTTTTCCAATTAGAGGAATAGGATGTCGGGATAGGTTTTTTATTAACATTCAAGTTAATAAGATATCTTAAGTAAGCTGGCTCTCTTGCTGCAGCTGCAGCCACATCCATAGGAGCCTTTCTAAGGAAAGGATACATATTTCTAACGAGTTGAGCCGCGCTAACTTCCGCACCTGTTTTCTCATATTTCTCAGGATTATCTTTCATATCCTTTAAAATCTCTTGAGCAGTACGTCTCTCCGTCTTACCTAAAGAATGAAAATAATCCTCAATAGTTTTAAATCCTTTTCCAATATATCCAATTAAAGGCATATTGCTCAGTTTATCTGGATTATTAACATTGTTATTCATCCAACCAGTCCATTCTCTATACGCTGCAGAAGCTTTTTGGGCTTCTTTAGACAGCATTCCATGTTCCTGTATAGCTTCTTTCATTTCATCCTTCAACTCATTAGAATAAGCCAACCATCCTTTTTCAGCTGCTCTCCTTTTATCTAGATTATTCTTTTTTTCTTGAGCTGTAAGTTTCTTTCCTTGTTTAACCGCATCCTTAACAGGTTCAGTTGTAACTGAATTTTCAACAGCTGTTTCTACATCTTTATTTAAATCAAGTTGTTGAGAGATAGTCTGAAAGTCTTGACTAGTTATATTAGCACCCGCTTGATTCAAATTAGATATGGCATCAGCAACCGCAGTCTCCGGGCCTCCCCATTCTTCTGGTTGATAATCATCAAAAGTCTGACCTACAGTAAGAGCGCCCTCTGGAGAGAAGGGAGAAGAAAATGCTGGAGCCCTTGGGGCACCCGGCATAACACCAGCATCAAAAGGAGATGCTGCTACAGAAGCAGCTCTTCTCTGCTGTTGTCTGCTCGGAATATCATATTCATCAAAAGCAAGAGAAGCAGTTCTAGCTGTGTCGTATGGACTTACGGACCCAAGAGCACCTTCTGGGGAGAGGGGAGAAGTGAATGGAGAAGTCGTATATCCACTACCCATGTCTAATTGGGTTGCCGTTGGCCCTAACTGGCCCGGAGGACCAATATCAGCCTCTACACCTGCAACAGGAGTCGTTCCAGTCCAACCAGCCGTTAATGCTCCTTCAGGAGAGAAAGGGGATGAAAATGCTGGCCTTCCGGGCCCAGCTAATGCCCCTTCTGGGGAGGTGGGAGATGAAAATCTTGGTATTCCCTGAGGATTCATTCCCTGAGTTACATTTTCCCAATCTGCAGGATAATTATCTAACTGGGGATTGAACCCTCCAGCCCAATTCGTCGTTGGGTCAGGCCCTTGATTTGCGAGAGCCCGACTTATAGCAGTTTGATTTACATTGCTCCGTCCTGCCTGTGACCAATCATCATAATCCTGACTTACATAGGGATTAGACCAAGTATCTGGCCCAGCTTTAGGTTATGTAGGTAATGCTATC